GAGAAGTTACAAGCTACCCGGCAGGAGCAGATTATGGCAAAGGCAAAGGAGTATGGTATTCCCGAAAACTACGCCAAACGATGCGCCATTAAGGACGATGAGGACTTGGACGCATACTTCAAGGACTTGAAGCAGGAGTTCGCAAATGACGGCTTCAAAGGCGTAACCCCTCCCGAATCAGCGGAAGCGAAGATTGAGAAAGAATCTGAATCTATCGCCAAGATGATTGATGAGGGAACGAAAACTATTGTTGAACAAAACAAGAATTAATTATGTCAGCAGGATTTAAGTATGACTTGGTTCCGCCCGTTGAGCAAGAGGAACGCTACGATGTCCAGACCGGTATTCGTAGACGTGGTCCGTTCAAACTTGATACGCAGAACCTGGTAGTGGGAAGTTTTCTTCCCGGATTTACACCGATTTATGCAGACTTGAAAAACAAGTTCGCTTATGCGGTAATCAATGTGAGAGTTGCGGAAGCCTATACCACTGGTGGAGAGGCTTTGTCTATCAAAGTAGCCAAGAACTCTTTGGCTTATGTGGGTATGTTTGTCGGAAGCGGTAAGAAAGGTGCAGAAGTAACGGCAATTGATAAGTCTAATGCCGGTTATGATGTATTGACTATTAAGGCTGCTTTTGGTGAGAATATCGCCAAAGATGCCGTATTATTCAATGCGGTTGCAGTTGATGGTTTAAAACAAAAGCATGTAGCTAATTCGGCTCTGTTTAACCGTACAAAGGTTGAGGACGGAATCACATTGGTTTCATTGCTTCGTACAGCCGCAGAGATTGAACCTTCAAAATTGGTTATGCCGTTCTCTGAGAACGATAAAGCCAACATGAAGGGATGGTTTGAGTTTAACGAGTAAGGAGGTAGGATATGTTTTTAACGATTCAAACATTATTCGATGATGCGAACATCGTTTCCGCTATCATCAGACGTGTGAACCAGACACGCAAGGACACAATCTATTGGCAACAGTATCTTACTTTCCGCAGAGTAACTACTCGTGTGTTCAAGGATTATATCGGTTCTGTAACCGGAGTTATGGCCGGCTCTATCAATTCACGTTTTGGAGAGAAACCCATTCGTGAACGCAGGAATATCGGTTCAGGATATGGTGAGATTGCCTATTTGGGTGATGCTTATCAGATGTCTATTGACCGTCTTTCCGAATTGCAGGATTTGATTGACAAGTTCAATGCAGCTAAGCCAGCCGACCAAAAGGCTGCAATGGAAGAGATTGTAAACTTCCTGGCAGACGACTACCGTCAGATTACCCTTGCTGCCCACAAGCGTATGGATATTATTGTCGGTGCGCTGTTGATGCTTGGTGAAGCCACCGTTTACAACAAAGACGCTG